CAGTGTTAAGCGCCGGATTACGGACCGTTGCGGCCGTTAGCGCAGAGATCTTAGAATCAGCGATTTTAGTTCTCCAATAGAATTGAGCCGGTGCCGTTCTCTAGAGTAAACTTAGAGGTTCCGTCCGACTCTTGAACAAGAAAGTTGCCCCCCGGAGGAGCGCCAGCCGAGGCGTCTCCCATACCCATCATCATCCACTGGGTTGTGGGCAGCGGATAAGGCTCCCATTCCTCGAAAAGGGCCTGAACGCGAGTACGAAGTTTCATTTGTAGCCTAGGTTAACAACGATTTCGTTGGCTGCCACCGCCCCCGTGTCTGCATCAGCAACGCCCGTCGTGATGGCAATACCAATGCCGAGGCTGAAGCTGAAACCCATCGTGGAGCTGAACGTGGCGCCGGCGCCTGCCGTGTTGCCGGCCACTAGGAACGTTAAAAGAGGCGTGTCCGTGCCAACGGTAGGAGCCGTCGCTTTGTTGTAGAACTTGACATATCGAGGGGAAGCGTTGATGTTACTGACGTAAATGTCGTAGATGTTGCCGGCGCTGCCCTTGATGTTCGCTCCGTTTGTGGAAGCGGCGCTAATGACGCGGTGAATGCTGAGGCCGTTCGCTATATTGGGGACCGGCCCACTGATTTTTATTCGGTTGGCGGAATCAACCGTAATGGGGATATAGTTGCCATTGGTGGCTAACGGTGTCTCTGCATCATTGCGTACCGCAAGGGCCATCACGCCGACATCACCGCTTGAGTGGGCGGCGTCCTCTTGCTTGCCCAGTTGGTTACTGGCGGTCCCCGGCACGATGCTGTTGGCAATGGTATTGAGGGAGCCAATGTTTATACGGCCAGCCAAGTCAACGCTGATGGGGCTGTAGTCGCCATCGGTGCTGGTGCGAGTGGCGTGGCTGTCGTTGCGTACGCCCAACATGAAAACGCCCGTGTCACCTGAAGCATGAGCAGCATCCTCTGCTTTTCCCAGCTCAGCCCCAGTTGTGCCGGGGACAACCGAGGCTACATCCACATTGCCAATATTGTTGTCGCCTGCTGCAATCGGTGTATCAATATTGGCAGAAGTGTACAAGCGACCTTCAGCTGTAACCTTCAGATAGGCGTAGTCACCGTCCGCGCTGGTACTGGTTGTAATGGCATCCTGACGAACAACGCCCGCCAAGGTCATAGTTTCGCCGCCCGCCGAGGCCGTATCTTCAACGTACTGGGTACCGCCTCCACCACCCGTCACCCGAAGGGCACCAGCTGCATCTACTTGTAATGGGCTGTAATCGCCATCCAAGCTTACAAGTGTGCCACCGGCGTCCGAGCGGACCACGAGGGCCATCACTCCGACGTCGCCGCTGGTATGGGCCGCATCCTCAGCTTTGCCGAGGCTCGTCGCGCCGGTCCCCGGGACCACGGACAGCACATCCACATCACCGATATTGCTTGTGCCGGCTGCCAGAGTTGCATCCACATACAAGCGGCCTGCCGCCGTTACCTTAAGATAAGCATAATCACCGTCTAGGCTAGTGGAACTAGCAATGGTGTCTTGGCGCACAACCCCCGCAAGAGTCATGGTTTCACCACCTGCCGATGCAGTATCTTCGATGTATTGAGTGCCACCGCCCCCGCCTGTTACCCGGAGGGCACCGGCCGCATCAACTTGTAGCGGACTGTAGTCGCCATCAAGGCTTACGAGAGTGCCTCCAGCATCCGAACGCACCACCAGTGCCATTACTCCGGTGTCGCCCGTAGTGTGGGCCGCGTCTTCGGCTTTCCCAAGATTGGTGGCCGCTGTACCCGGAATCACACTGAGTACATCTACATCACCAATGTTGTTGGTACCTGCCGGCAGTGCCGGAAGAGAAAGAACGTCCACGTCGCCAATGTTAGCGGTGCCAGCCACCAAGGCGGGAAGTGAGGACACAGCCACCGAGCCACTTACCGGCTGGGTAGTGGTGCCCGTCGGATCGACACGCAACGCATTAGCCGAAGTGCCCGTCGGTGTCGTGCTATCTTCGGTACCGTCGACCAGCTTTACTCGTTGGTATTTGACGCCCGCGACGTCATCCGAGGCGATGGTATCGCCGCCGACGCCGGGGTTTAGCGTAGTGTTGTTGGCCATGGTTTACCTTATTTGTCCTGCTTGACGGGCCGCCTGCCACTGGGCATACGGCAAAGGGTTTCCGCCCTGCACCAGCGTTGTCTCTAAGTAGCTCTGGTAGGCTCCCCGCGAGGCTAGGTCTTGCTGGGCATTGGCCGCCATCCCGCTGCCGAGGGAGGGCATGGGCATAGCTCCGGGGCCCGGAGCGCCTTGTTGTTTGGTAAAGAGACTTATGAATTTATCATACATGCCAGCCATAGCGGTTCCTATTGAAGGGTAAGAGGGGATTCCTGTACATTAAATGACCAAGTACCATCTGGAGCGCGCTTAGCTTGGCCTACTTTGGACTTTCCTTGAGCTACCATATTAGTTAGTTGAATGAGGGCTTGGAGCGTTTGTTGGGTCTGCATTTGGCCCTCCGCCAGCATCCCAAGGGTGGCGTTTGTTTGCTGAAGCGATTGTACGAGGTCCATGAAGACTTCGGGTCCGGCGTTGGGGAAATTCATTTGCGCCGGAGGCGTTGCAGCAGCACTCTCGACCATAGCCTGGGCCTTCACCTTCTCCGTCTCCAGAGTAACCTCGGCTTCCCGAGCCTTAAGCTGAAGCTCCAAGTTCTTGAGGTCCAATTCGCGTTGCTTCACCTGAACATCGAGTTCCTTAGACTTGAGAGCTATCTGTGTCTGTTGAAGTTCCCCGCCCACCTGTTGAAGCTGTTGTTCGAGTTGCCCGGCCTGGGCCAGGGCTGCCCCGACTTCCGGACTCTGGCCCTGACCCTCGGCCTGCCGAATTTCGGGGGGAAGCATGGCCTTTAGGCGCTGGGCCATCTGCTGGGCACCCGGCCAATCCTGGGCTTTGACCACCAGATCGCTGATAAGCGGGGCACTGCCAGGATTCAAACGTAGAAACTCCAGTTGTGTCTCGGCTCCTTCTTGGCGTCGCGTGGCAAATGAGGGGCCAGTTGTAGCAATAATATCGTATTCCCCCATATCGAGACGCCAGAGGCGGCCAGTGACAGGATCGGCCTGGTTGACCGCCCATTGCTGGATGGTTCCGTCTTCTCCGAGAATTCTAAGCGTCCGAGCAGTGTCGTATATGTGTGGTAGCCACTGGAGAATGACACATCCAGCATGACGGATGGCTTTTCCGAGGTTGTCGACATAGTGGAAGTTAGCTACGTTGGAAGAGTGCTGTCGTGCGAGAATGGCCCGGCCGCTCACCTCGTTCGAGGCTTGGCCGAGGCTCGGGTCATAGATGCCCATGACGGCTTTGAGGTCTTGGTCGCTTCCTTGCTTGGCGGTCACGACTCCGACAGGAACCTGGGCGAAGTCCGTACGCTGGGGAGGCGGTAGCACAGTGTTGGTAACCGGGTCGACCACCGGCACATACTCAAGTTTGGCGAAGTTCCTGATGTTCGCCTCATTCCATTCCGGATGTCCCTCGAATTGGCCCTGAGCACCGATCCAAGGCGCTTTGGGCGCGAGCTGAAGAAGCTCAGCCTCAATGGTCGTCCAATAGTTGTACATGCGCTGCGGGTCTTTGGCCATCCGGACCATCCCGAAGCACTCTTTGCGACCCTCGATATAGCGGAGTTCGCCGTAGACAGGGAATACAGGAATATAGCTTATCGGGAGGATCCGATGGTCGAGGATTTCGGTGGCCGTCAGTTTGTACCAATGAACACGGGGCATCGCCTCGGCTTTGCCCATCAAGCCCTTGGGGGCTTGTTCATATTCAACCCGAAAGAATTCTCCGACTCGAATGGTATCGCGGGTTATCCAGCCCGTAGCATCCGTGACCGGGATTCCGAGAGTATCGGCCTTGGGGTAGAGGCGTTCGAAGCTTTCCCTGGGCATGTCCTCGGTAATGAGGACTCGCTGGGCATCACAACCGTCCACCTCACGGCTATCCGGGTCAAAGTAGACGCTATGCGGGTCGAAGATGGGCCGAATGCAAATATCTTGGTTGAGGGAGCCATAGGAAGTGTAATCTGTTAGCACTCTGAAATAGCCCACTCCCACCGTCGTTGCCCAGTGCAGGGCTTCGTCGTAGGCCATATCTCCCTTGGCCCGAGTTTCGATGTAACGAACGAGGCTTGTGAGTTTGTCCGCCGTTTCCACGTCCGCGAAGTCGTCCGAGGGAATGACTTTCATAGCGGGGCGATTTTGCTTCACCTCATTGGTGATTTGGCGCAAAAACTGGGGAAGTTTATTGATTTCCAGGGTAGGGCGGTGGCTCTGATGACGAAGGTGGAGTTCCTTCGTTTGCCACTGATTCCCCGGAACCCAAGCGAAACGGGCATCTTCGCGCTGATCTGCGCGAAGGGTAGCCTCGAACTCCTCAACGGAGGTCTGAAACTTGAGTGCTTCGGCCACAACACCTTTGGTATTGGGAGATTTAGACGCTTGAGCGGTGTCACGAGCCATATGGGAGAGCCTACACTGGGTTGGTTAAGTGCCCCCCAAGCATAGCAAGGCCCCGCAAGGAAAGCAAGTACTCACTTAGGAGGCCATCCAAGAAGTTGAGGAACCGTGGCCTACACCTTCGCTGGCCCACTCGTCCGTGTTGATGGGGTGAGGCCGCCGGAACTCAAGAACTCGGCCAGCCGAGCCTTCGCCCTTGAGTGTGGGGAAGACAGCTCCAAGTCGAGCATCTGTAATGCGAGCTGCCGCGTCGATAAGGTCGTCAAAGGTTCCAGCGGGGAACGTAAGAAGTTCTTCCTGTATGAAGTAAGATATAAGGTCAATTTGTTCTCCCTGAAGGGTTGTTCGGAGCAGCTTTCGAGGTAGGTAGAGGCGATTCTCTCTTAAAAGGGGGCCAAGACGACGAATGCGGTCCTCTTTCTTGAGTGGTCCCCCGAGGGGAATGATCGGGAAACGGTAGTTTTGGGCCTCTTGGATCAGCTGAATAGCCTGGATATCACTATCCTTGCCATATTTCTCATAACCCACCACCACGCGCTGACCAGCAGCCGGATTTGACCACTTACGGTGCAGTTCGATAAGCTTTCCGGCCCGTTCAGTGAGATCCAAGCGGTCCCGCACCGCATCAAGCAGGTAGTAGTTATTGTCGGGGGCAAGTCCCCATACAACCATCGTTGTAAAATCGCTCGTTGATTTCTTTTCATTTGCTGGGTCCACAAGTAAGTAAAGATTCATGCCCGCCGTTTGAACGCGGTCGTAGTATTGGATATCCGCCTCTTTGAATTCGCCCCCTTCGCCAGCCACGGGCGTCTGAAGCCACAAGGAAGACCACTCGCGAGGGCCGCTCACTTTGCGGATCCGGTCCAAATCTGCCAAAGAATGCTTGCTAGGGTAAAGGGGCTTGGCAGGATCATATGTAGTATCCAGGGCAGGGAAGTTAACGACATGCCAGTTCTCGAAGCCGTGCTCCTTGAGGAGCCAGCCAATGAGATCGTCGGTGTGCCAGCGCGTGTGGAAGATGATAATCGAGCCTTGTTTGGAGAGCCGGGTGTAGGCGACGGCCCGGTAGAAGTTTTTGACGGCCTGCCGCCGGGTCGGACTATCGGCATCTTCGCGGCTTTTGAATGGGTCATCGATTATGAGAAAGTCGGCGCCCCGTCCCGTTATAGGACCATCAATGCCCACGGCATTGTAGGCCCCGCGGTGGCCCTGGAGCATAAAGTTGTTTGTCCCAGTTGTGCGGGAGTCGATAAGGCTAGAGGGAAAGACCTTAGGGTGGATATCATTGATGAATTGGTTTCGGACCAAGCGGCCAACGTCATCTGCCCGATCTTGGTTGTATGTGATGTATATGTAGCGATCATCGGGGTTGCGCCCTAGGCCCCACGCTGGGAAGATTTCCCCCGCAAGGGTTGTCTTGCCGTACTGGGGCGGCATGGTGATGATGACACGGTTGAGCTCGTGGCGCTGTACGGCCTCCAGGGTGGAGGCAATGGTTCGGTGGAAGTCCTCCGCCACATAGGAGGGGATGGTGGCAATAGTGTAGGCGAGAAGGCTATCTCTTGCGAGCGCCGCCGGATCGATTTGAACCGTGGCCTCCGTGCTTGGCAGCTTCCTCGACCCCTTTGATGGTGCCTTTGTTGAGACTGGCATAGAAGACGCTTTCACCTTTTTTGGCCCCGTACTGGGCCTGCATTGAAGATTTGATCTTGCGCCCTTTGGCGGTCAGAGGCATCGGATTCCCTCCGGAAGAAAGAGAAGCAATGAACTTCGATCTGGTCAACTAGCACGGACAGGGGCCGGCGGAAGTCAACATGAAGAAAGCTGGAACGCCCATTATAGTCGACCACCAAGTAAGTGAGCAAGGGCCGGGCCATCGTGAAGCCCATCCGGAGGCGCAGGGCAAAGTGCTCGTGGGCAAAGGTCGTGCCGTTGCGCTCCACCAGGCGGTCGGCAAGAGCAATCTGGAGGTGGGGAAGGGAGAACCGGCGCAACCGGCGGCCGTACCACCAGCGATAGAGGGCTTCAATCACCTTGGCCTCCCATGGGGTCGTACTCGGCCTGGACGCCACCCAGAACAGGAACCGAGGCCTTCCGGCGAAGCACCTCTTGGGCCATCGCCGTCACTTGCTCCGGACTTAAGTTAAGCTGGGTGTTCACCTGCACCGCTGTTCCCCCGGACTTCTGCACCGGGTAGAGCTGAGCCAGCATGTCGCGGGCAATTTCGTGGATTTGGCGGGTACCCACCGAGTTTACCTCCAGGCGCTCGTGGATGCGGTCGAGCGCGAGGGACGCCACTTCGCTCATTTTTTCCTTGAGCGGCAGTACCGCTTCGTCAAATTCGACATTTTCCAATTCGCGGAGCCGTTCCTTGAAACCTTTAGACCGCATAAGGACACTCAGGTAGCCAATACTGTAACCCGTGGCCTCATTTAATTCTCGGAGGGTGACTCTCGGGTTGCAGAGGAGGTGCTGGAGCACTACTTCGTGGGCATGGCGGTAGCGCACGGGGGCGTTCACAAGGGCTGAATGGAGTGGCGCGGCCGGCTGGTCGAACTTTTCCTCCGCCTCGGCTCTCTCATAGACTCGGTTACTGCGGCTCATGGGAAACCTTCCTAGCAGCTAGTTGAACCTGTACTTCTTTTGTGACCCAAGCATCCTCGTCTCGTTGGGCTTGCGCCACCTCCGTATGGTACTTATTGTTTCGTTCTTCAACATCAGTGATGCCCTCGAAAGAGATAAGGCGGCCCCGTGTCTTGTAGGATAACACGCCTAGAGTCTCATCCAGAGACTCACATCGGATGGTGAAGGTTTCTTTATCGTCTACTATAAGGCGACTATTCCAGGCTCTACTGTAGAGCTCATCAGTAGGCTTAAGCTTGCCGCGCCAAGCGTAGAAGTATGTACGCCACGTACGAGTCTTTTTGCCATCCGCAAGCTGAATCTCACCTTGGGAGATAACCATGTCCTTGATAATGTCGCCGTAAAAGTCGGCGGCGCGCTGAGAACGCTTGAAAGCCATCAGAATCTCCTAGAAGAAAAACCGAGTATAGCACGTTGCGAGCGCGTTGCAAGCACCTTAATAACATGCACCCCGAAAAAACCCCTTTTTACCCCCCTTCCTCGGATGGGCTATGTTACGGAGCTTTGGGGCTGCCCTCCGCCCCGCAAAAAGAGGCGTTCCTGGGGTTACGGAAGATACTGGAGATTGGTGAGTGTATTCAAGTGGTTAAGCGCAAACATCCCTTCCACTCCTCTCGAACCCTCCCCCCCATCCCCGAGGCTTGAGCCGAGGCCGGCGGGGGCACCCCCTTTGTTGCAGTTGCAACTAAGCCCCCCAGTTAGCGCTCACTTACGTTAGTGAGGACTTACATACATGGGTGCCCGAGGCTTCGCGGCAAGGCTCACGCGCGCGGGCGCGAGCGCGGGTAATATGCCGAGCACCTTTACGATCACCTTTGCACCGCTTTAGGGGCCCAAGAGCCCTACCCCCCCCTCTCCTGGGTGGTGGAGTAGTGGAGTGGACATCTTCCACGACGGGGGATGGGATTCTACGGGGATGGGATGATAGCTATCATATATATATACTTTATTTTTTTTTTTTACATATATATATACGAGATATAAGAAAGAGTAGCCCAAAGTCCCAGAGCATATGGATATCCGTGTGTCCCCGCCGTCCGGGTGCGGGGGGTCCGAGGGTCCTTGGATGAAATATGGGAGTAAAGGTGATCGTAAAGGTGCTAGGAAAGGTAATGGGTGACGCGCAGCGCCGGCACAAAGTGACGTCCCGCAGCACCCAAGCAAGTCCCGTGCCAGCCGAGGCAAGCGGGAGTGAGCAACTACAGGCTTGATTTTGTTAAGGAAAAATTCCCTTTGCTCCTAAATGGCGAATTGGCATGCTTCCCGCTTAGTATTAGGCATCACCAACAGGAGCAAACCAGATGAGCAGAAGATTTCCAAGCACAAAAGTAACTCGCGTCGACAACACGATCTTCATACCGCTCCCACGCGAGATGTGGACCCCCGCGGGAACATGTAACTGCCCAGTATGCAAGGGAGCAGAGTGCTTCTGGGACACACTAGCAGTAGGTAAAGGAAAGAGCGACCGCGATTACACATGGACAGTCCATTACCCTGAACTACATGGAGACTACATGGAGACTAACATGAGCCGCACCCTGGACAAGTTCACACAAGCTTACATCGAGTGCGCCTTATGGAGTTCCGGGCTAGAGGATGACGACTACGACATCGACGACATAGCGGAGGAGTCTCTACGCGAGATTGAAGCTGACTGCGCCGACTTCCAAGATAGCGCCCGCGAATGGCTGGAGCAGGCCGGGATAGACGCCGAACAAGCGGGGCATAATTTCTGGCTTACCCGCAATCGACACGGGACCGGGTTTTGGGACCGCGGCTTAGGCAAGGTTGGCGAGGAACTAACAGCGCATGCCCACACATACGACCAAGTAGATCCGTATGTCGGCGACGATGACAAGGTTTACTTCTCATGAGGGACAAATGACCTACCTTGTAACCATTTACACCAAAAGCCGCGGTCCCCAGACGTTTGCTAGCACATCGCGGAGTGAAGCCTGGAGCCTCTACATGATCGCGCACCGTCAGGGTGATGCGGCCACAATTCAAAGCAAACCCAACTACACAGAAAAGGAAACTAACTATGTCTACAGTTACTAAAGAATTCGATCGCTGGGCGCCCATCACGGACGCCGAACTGAGGCAGGGCAAGTGGCTCGGCGATGTCGTCGAGGTGGACAGCTACACCAGCCACGATGACCATATTACCATCGTTGTCTTCGACGAATCAGACTACTATAGCGTGCGTCTGTACGACGATGAGGCGGGCGAGTGGTTTCCGCTCGTGTTCAAGTTCGACAATCAGGCAGACGCCATCAACAAAGCTCGGGCTATCATTGCCGGGCAAGGTGACCGGGGAGTGAGCATATGACCAAGAGAGACTTTGAAGCAATCGCGCGGCTTACTTTGCGCCTTTTCCATCCCCGGGAGTCAAGAATGATGAAAGAGGGCACAAAAAACATCTACAACCTGGAAGCGCTTATTGCTGAATGGGCAGACTTTGCCGAACGCTACCACATGCACCATGCACAATCTATTGGCGAAGACTTCAAGTTGGGCAATGCCTGGACGTCAATAGGGGGAAACTTAGTAACACTCTGTGAATACACGGGGGCAGATCACCTGGCTGACAAAGTTCGCGTAAAAGCTTGGTCACTCTACTACTCAGGAGACGACGAATGAAAGCAGAAGCAGAAGTAAAAGTGAAAGTAGAAGTAAGTACGAGTGAACGCTATACGCTGGCGAATGGCTGGAGTCTTACCTTCTATAAGGACGGAGAGGAGTGCAGGAATATTGCTCTTTCCAGCCGCAAGGACAAAGCGACCATCATCCTGAGCCAATCCTTGAATGATGTGACGAAATTCTTCGAAGAGGCTCTAGAGGTAATGCTCCATGTGCTTCTTCGAGAGAGGCAACTCAAAAGGGCCAGCGGTGCGTGCCCCGCAGGTATTGGACAATCAGAGACCACAATAAGTTCCACTCAAGGAGAAAAAAATGCAGACCCTTTCTGAAACATACGCAATAGCTGACGTTTGGGGCCGCCCCCTCCGAGTAAACAGCATGGTCGTTGTGCCCTCGGGGCGCATTGGCAAAGTCATAGAGATTCGCGCGGATACAAAAGGTGCTATTCTTCTATTACGGGTAACAAATGCCACAACCAGTCAGGTACCCGATATTATGGAACTTCGCCCTCGACTTACTGTCAAACTTGGACATACCCCTAAAGGGGTTATGTCCGCCGTTCAATCGTTGTCCCCCATCGACCCACAGGAGTTTACCATATGAAACCTACCACCCTAACCACGTTCGCCCTCACGTTCGCCATCGGCATGGCAGCCTACGCGGGTAGCGTTCCGCCGCCCACTCAGGAGCAGCTACAACAACAACACGGCATTGTTCCTTCTGCGTCTCTCCCATTAGAGAGTCCCGTAGACGTTCGCCCCGAGCTTTGTGCGGCCCGCGCTACCCTCCTGGCCGAGTTCCAAGGCAAACGCAAGGAAGGCATAGCCGAGGACACCATGCTGCATGATATTCTAGAATTCCTTAAGACTGACCCTAACTTTGATACCCAAGTGAATGATAGCGCAGCCGTCACAGGGGCCATCAAATGGCTCTACAAGCAACCCATTGAGGCTACTAATCACCAAGTAGGCCAGAAGTTCTACGACGAATGCGTAGAGCGCTTTGAAGCCGCGCAAAACCAAAAGGAAATCTAACATGAGCCAAGCCCTCGCTGGTTTCCTGCTCGTTGTCATAGCCATCGGGGGCGGCGCTGTCGTCCTCGGTCAAGCGGCTAACGAGCAAAGCCGCCAACCCTGCACCCCCAGAGAGGTTCCTATTGACGTCGCTCCGACGCCCTACCGAGACATTGGAGAGCGTCACTGGCAACTCTACAAGACAGCCTCAAGCGCCATGCTCAACCCCTTGACAGCGCCCCCTCGGACCATGGAGGGCACGTGGCAAGGAACCATCTCCGAGGCTCGCGGCGTTCGCTTGGTCTGCATTCCCCTTGATTCGGTTTATCGAGTATGTACCATCGAAGATATGATTAATAAGGATGGCCTTCGCGTCCTCGGACAAGTGCGCGAAAACGGAGGCTGGCGTACAGAATTCGTTCAGGAGTTACGGCCATGAAGGACTTTGCAGCAGCAATACTTGTTCTCACACTAGCAACATTTGTTCTCACTGTGAGAACAGTCTACGCTGGAGAACCCCTTCAGGTGGACTGTGGAAAGCCTTTCGAGTGTAAGGGCCAAACACTGTTACAATGTGTGGCTTGGGATGGCACGAACAAGCACGTGAGTCCGGCGGAGACAAGCATGGTGGTAATGTTCCAGAAGCATATCGATGGGGCATACAACCTGGAGAATGGGGGCACAGACTCCTGGAAGATCCGTAGCGAGCGCCTCACCCCGGAGAAACTAACGCCGGCCGCCGTTCAGGCCATCATCAGCGACACATCATGTAAGTAAATGTACCAGGAAACTAAACTTGGAAAGGAAAGCAAATGAGCACTGAAATGGATTTGTGGGAAAAGATACTAGTAGCCGTATTGGCTGTCCTAGCCTTCCTCATGGTGGCCAGCTTTGTAGAAGCTGCGCCCCCCGATCACATGTCCGGCCACATTATCGTAAAGCATAAGCTAAGTAAGGCTGGCCTAGAGAGCGTTCTCAAAAAACATGGTGCCAAGCATCAGCGCCGCCAAGGCGCCTTAGGCGTCGACATCGTTACGGTTCCTGAAGGCCGCGAGCGAGTGGCAGCAGATCTTCTGGGCCGCGAGTTAGGCGTTGAATGGGCCGAAGTAGACGAATTCGTTTTACCCGCCGACTATACGCCCAACGATCCTCGTCTCTTCGAACAAAAACATCACAACATAATGCGTAGTCGGGTGGCATGGGAGCACACCCACGGCGAAGGCATCACCATTGCGATTCTCGATACCGGTGTCTATGCCGGCCACGAAGACCTTAAGAACAATGTGGTGCTGCCGGGCTACAACGTCTTTAGCCCCTATAGCAAGGATACCAGCGACCTTCAGGGCCACGGCACCAAAGTCGCGGGCACCGCGGCGGCGGTTGGGGACAACGGCCTAGGCGTTGCCGGCGTAGCCTACAGGGCACGCATCATGCCCGTACGCATTGCGGCCCCTTACAGCCCCTACTGGTCCAGCTACATTTGGGCCGCCGAAGGCATCGTTTGGGCCGCGGACCATGGGGCGCACGTCATCAACATTTCGTACAGCAACATGTACAAAAGCGTCTACATGCACACAGCCGCCCAATATGCCCGCGATCGCGGCGCTATCGTGGTGGTAGCCGCAAACAACAACGCCATTAACGAGAATAATGCTGGTACTCCCACCATGATCGTTGTATCAGCCACCAAAACCAGCGCAGATGCGCTAGCATGGTTTTCCAGCTACGGGAATATGGTTGACGTTGCCGCCCCTGGCACCGCGATTCTGACAACCGGCATACTGGGCGGCTATTCGACGGGGGGCGGAACATCGTTTGCTACGCCCAACGTAAGCGGCGTTATTGCCTTGATTCGGGCAGCTAACCCCGCCTTGTCGATCACCCAAGTTGAGAACATACTGTTTCAGACGGCCAAAGATCTTGGTACTCCTGGGTGGGACATTAAGTACGGATACGGTCGTGTCGACGCTGGCGCAGCAGTACAAGCTGCAGTCAACACTTTGGTTGTTGAGAATACGGCTACTTTTGCGGCCACATGCCAATTGAGAAGCTCTAGCGGTACGTGTCTAATATGGTCCAAGTCTTTCACGCCGGAACCGACGCCAGAGCCTGAAGTTCCTGTAGCGCCCATCAAGTTCAGCGGGTGGGAGTGGTATGGCGTGGCCACCCTGAGCAGTCTTCACATCAATGTCCCCAAGAACTTCCCCGAGCTCAATAGCTTCAACCCTGGCGTTGGCGTCGAGGCCAAGCGGGGCAACGTTCGCCTCCACGGTGGCGTATACCGCAATTCGCTAGAGCGCACCACAGCCTATGCTCTCGTGAGCTATACTCCGCTCAATTTCGGCAACTTTCACATTGGAGCAGGCGGCGGGTTGGCGACGGGACACAACGCCAGCCTGCCCGTCATGGCCGGCGGCTTGGTAGCTTACGAGAGAGGCAACTGGGGGGCCAATATGATGATCATTCCGAAGACCGCGATCACCCCCTTCACGTTGGGATTCCAACTAAAGGTTCGTTTCAAATGAATATCATCAACTTCCCACGAGAAGATATGCTTCAAGTTATTGATCAATTGCGTGATGATGTAGTGTCGGGCAAAGTAGTAGCGTTCGGCGGCATCGGCATCAGCAATGAAGATCGTGTCACGCAGTACACTGGGGCACTCGGTCGTGTCACAAGACTGCGGCTCCAAGGAGCGCTATGGGCGTTGCTTCATACTTTCACCCACGACGACACTTAAAAAGCTTACTGGAGATCTTACCCAATGAACGAACTTATTGCAGCACTACTGCTAGTGGCCGCCTCTTACACGAACATGACTGTGCCGGCCGATAAAACGCCAACCATCGAAATGGTGACCCGGGCCGAGCTCACAGCGGCTATGTGCCATGATGGCCAGCCCTGCGGCATCCGGGCCATGTACACCCCTGGAGGAAAGATCTACCTCGGGAATGATCTGAAGCCGGGTGAGGATATCTATGACACTAGTATCCTGCTGCACGAACTGACTCATTGGCTCCAGCACACCAATGGGCGCAACCCTTCGAGAGCCGAGCACGAGGCGGCGGGTACGGAACCAACCTGCAGACACTATGTCCTACTAGAACAAGAGGCATACGCCGCACAGAATCGCTTCCTCGTTACCAACGGAGGCGGGATGCGCCGCGTGCTGCCGCCCCGCTTTATTTGCCCAGCAGAGGAGCCCAAATAATGGCACGACCAAAACGCAGTCCCTACCGACGGTGGGAAGTCCTAGTGAACGTAGAGCTGGCCGAGCGCTTTGAAGCTCTGATACCTGCCGGCGAAGTCAAGCGCGGTGGGTGGCGCAACGCCGAAATCGAGCGGGCACTGGAACACTGGCTAAACTGGAAGCCCGGCCTTAAGCCCCGGATCAAGGCTCGAACCAAGAGTGGCCTAACGCCGGAGCCCGAAGCAACGGGCGAAGAATATGAACTCTGGCGGAACATCTACTAATGGAGCCGATGCCCAAGGCCGAGCTTCAGGAGCTGCGGCGGCGCATTCTGGAGGAAAGCCACATGCCCTCCTCAGAGGAGCTTCAGGCCGCTCTCCTGGCCATGGCCGAGAACCGCCGATGGACTGTAGGTAAAGGCAAGATAAAGGCCGGGGTCGTCGCGGCTTCCCTTAGTGCCGACGATGTAGCCCTACTAGATAGTGAATTGAAAACATTTGCGCGCCCCCCTAAGGGCGTTTAAGGAGAGAATCATGGACACCTCGGTGCCCACGCATTTCGACAACACCATACTGAGCGCTTTTAAGCGCTGCAAGCAGGCCTTCACCAACCGGCACATCAAGCACCTTGCGCCCCTCACGACGAACACTAACCTCGCCTGGGGCGCGGCCTACGCCAAGGGCCTCGAACACTTGCGGAAGGGCTCCAGTCTTGAAGAGGCTAAGGCGGTGGCCCAAAACGAATGGATCCTCTCTGGGGCCGAGGGCAATAGCCGCAAAAGCCAAGCTAGCCTCGACACGGTGCTGACACGCTACGTCGAGAGCTTCAAGGACGATCCAGTGAAGTTCCTGGAGGTTGAGCGCTATCTGGAGACCAAGCTTCCTATGCAACTCGTCCATGCGCCTGCCTGGTACTGTGGCCGCCTTGATGGGCTGGTGGTCGATCGAGATGGCGACATGTGGGTTCTTGATGACAAGACGACGGGAAACTTTGGGCCGGATTGGGCATTACAATGGGGTCTGCGTGGCCAACTTTTCGGTTATTGTTGGTTAGCCCTCAAAGTGCTCGATGTCTCTGTTCGGGGTTTCATCATCCGGGGAGCCTCGCCGACCGGCTTCCGCCAGTATAGCCATGAAGTCCAAGGATGGGAAAGGGACCGTTGGGGCTTCGAGATGATGCAGACTGTTCGGGAAATCCTCGAATACTCGCGCACAGGGGTGGCCAACCGCTACAACCTCGGTGACGCCTGCACGTGGTGTGATTATAAAGAACTGTGCCGAGCGGATCCGGTCGAACGAAGGCCCGTCCTGGAAGCTCTGGAGTTCAAGCGTTCCCCCTGGCACCCGAATCCGCCCCAACTTTAAGAAAGACGACTCCATGAGCAGCTTCCAATGTCCCCAATGCAAGGCTTTCATCCTCGACACACCCCGAGGCTCCGTCACAGGATGTGAGCACTACCCCCCGAACGAACAGGCCAAGGCCGCTTGGCTCAACCCCCCCGAAGACAATGTGAAACTTTTCCGGACCCGCCTAGTCAAACTCGTAGAAGAAGTATCCGAAGACCACAGGAGAGCAAATGAGTACGAAGGAATCCCTACTACCGACAGTTCCCTCACCCGCCACGCGCATTACGCCCCGTTTACTGGTGCTGTACGGGATGCCGAAGGTGGGCAAGACGACGGCCCTTGCCGCGCTACCCGGCTGTCTATTGCTGGATTTGGAAGCCAATGTGGGCGGGACGGATCACGTTGAGGCCCTCAAGGTTTCGATTAACAATCGGGCAGACTTTGAAGCCGTTATTACTGAGCTTAAGGCTACTAACTCTAATGGCGAACGTTACCCATTTGTTGCTATTGATACGCTTAGCCGTCTGGAGGAGTTCGCTGAAGAGCGCGCTACGGCGGATTATTGCAAAAGTCCGATAGGCAAAAGTTTCGCCGAGCCCAGTGTTTTGACTCTTCCACAGGGGGGCGGCTACTATTGGCTCCGAGAGGCCCTGAAGCGCTACATTCACGATGTCTTCCTCTGTGCGCCCCACGTTATCATGACGGCCCACGTCCTCGACAAAGTGGTGGTCAAGGCGGGCAAAGATGTTGTCATGAAGGACTTGGATCTCATAGGCAAAAACAAGAGCATCGTGGGCCGGATGGCCACCGCCACAGGCTATATGTATCGGAGCAAAGAGGGCCTTATGGTATCCTTCCTTACGTACGACGAGGACAACATGGGCGGCCGCTGCGCCCACCTGAAGGGCAAGCAGTTCTCCTTTGCATGGCCCACCATCTACCCTTTCCTGAAAGAGACTTCCAATGAAGCAGCTTGAACTCCCCTTTAACGATAGCGCCCAGCAAGCGCTGGCCATCGAGCAGGCAGCGTGGCAGGTCTTCGAGGCCCAAGCTACCTACCTGAACAACCCCGGCAAGGCCGAGGACAAGAACTTCGTCGTGGATAGTGCCTTCAAGATTTTCGGGATGCTCATCGCCCAGCTGGCTGAGGGAAACCCGCAAAAGGCCATTAAGCTCCAGAACGCCCTCCGCGACTATATCCAAAGCGCTTGTACCTTCTATAAGGAGGCAAAAAAGGCCTTCGAGGCCGGAAAAGCCGAGAAGCCTGTCCTTCACTGAGCCCAGCTTTTAAGGCCCGCGTCAGCCTTTAATGGCGCACCCCCCATTTATACTAACTTTATGGAGTTTACTTCTGATGACTAACTTTTACCCTGCCGCCGAGTTTGACGCCGATGCCTTTATGGAAACTACCCTTGATGCGCCTCTGAGCACTGAACAAGTTCTGGTGCCTGTTGGCAAGTACCCGGCTACCCTCAACAAAATCTGGGAACCCCGCAAAGTGACGTTCGAGCAGGACGGCCAGATGGTGTCCAAGGTTGCTCTAGACCTCTCCTGGGCCATCAACGACAAGAACGTGTGGGATGTTGTCGGACAGGCGCACCCCTTTGTACGCCAGACCGTCTGGATTAACCTCGACTCCGAGGGCCGCATTGACGTCGCGAAAGGCAAAAACCGCCAACTCGCTAAGCTGATGCAAGCTACCGGCCGAGAGGCTGGACGCCCCCTGAAGACAATGGAAGGCTCCGAAGCCTACGTTACCGTGGCTCATAAGCCCGACCGCCGCAAGAACGAAGTGACCGGCCAGTGGGAACCGAGCCTGGAAATGAAAGCCGTTATCGTCGCTGTTGACGCCGACGAATCCTAGGAGTTCAAATGCTTATCCGCCGTCTACTCGTACGAGATAACGAC